AATGTTATTTAGTACTATCGGAATATCCATTGTAATCTCCATCTCAGGAATAAGATTACACGTAATAGTCCAGTCTGGTGTAAAGAACGGAAGTATCTGCTCCATTATCTTGGTGCCGTCTTCTACGTTCTTAGCATATACGTATGCTTTAAATCCGATGTTATACGGAGTAGGCACGTATTGATATCTTAAGTTCTTCTTACTGGCAACGTCTGCTACGACGACTCTGTTGGTCGTGTTTAGCTTGCGGTCGCCGTCATATCTAATCTGCCCCATCTCAAATGATATCATCGGAAGAGGATTAGTAGCAGAAGTCTTATCAAAAGCAGGATCTTGAAGTATACGAGCAAGCATCTTATCAACAGGCGCATATGTTACTGGAACCTTTAAAAGTTGAGTTACTTGATTCTCTTCATTGGTTCTTGTAATCTTCATGTTGTTAAGCAGCGTACCCATAAGGATAACGTACTTACGCATCAAACTAAAGTAGAATGGGTCTCTATTAAATGCCATTATATCCCCGAATCTCCGAACGGATCGCTCTCTGAGAAGTCAATAAATTCCCATCCCTTAAACACCGTACCTTCAGAATTAATATCTTGTTCATCGTCTGCGAAGTCTTTATCAACAGCATCAGAACCTTCAAGGATAAAGTAGTTACCTTCTTCATCTGTAATATCTTGAGGTGTTTCTGTCTGTATAGTCCAATCAAGAATATTAAGACTATTAAGATATTGAATATCGTCGATAGCAGGAATACCCGTATTGAATACTTCACCTGAGTATTCGAACATCTCGCATGTCATATCCCATGTCTGCAATGTGCCAAGCTGATAGAACATCTCATAGTTATTAACAAACCGTATCTGGAATACTCTGTTATTCAGTGGGAAGTATATGATGTCGCCTTCGTTAGGGCGAACCTGAGTTGTCACATCGCCGATCTCTTCTGAGAATCTACGACGTGCAACAGAGAATACAACCTGATTTCGTATTTCAACGCCGAACTTAGATAGGAATTCGCCATCGCCAGAAAAACCATCGATAGACTTTATGTACATCTCTATAGGAATAGCCTGATCATATGATGACTGATCATCTGCTTCATATAGCTTATCGAAGTTGTTTATGGTTCTTGGAATGTATAGAACTTCCTGTCCATAGATCTTTACGCTCTCGATAATAAGATTTTCGAGAAGCAGCTGCTCTTGCGAGGACTGAAAGTTATTGAAAAAGAAGTTCGTGGTCGGCATGACTATCCGATCATATCTGTGACAGGCAAGCTGTAAGTATAGATCATTTCTTGCTCAAGCTTAGCGCGATCAGCAGAAGCTTCATCGTATATTCTTTGACCATTAAATACAAGACCACCTGGCATCTTCATACCATCAAACTTCTTAAGGTTCTGACCCCACTGTTGCTTAATCAAACACTCAGCATATAGTTGTAACCAGCGATCACCCCAAGCTTTATACCATACTTCTGGGTCGATGACCTCATAAGCTTCTACAATAAGAAAATCTCCAACATTGACAAGATCCCAAGACATATCAAGAAACAGAATGTTCTGATGACGATTATATCTGATAGGCTGTTGCCCAATGAGAAGTTGCTCTAAGAACTGAATATGGCTAATAGCCATATAGTATGGTATCATAGAAACTGAAGTTAGTGTATACAGGTCGTTAAGAGCAATCTGATACCGAATATTGAAAAGATTGTTTGCACCAATAACTTGGCCCAGAGGAAAGATACTTACTGCGCCGATAATATTGTCCGGAAGCTTGATGGCCCTGGCATCGATGTTCTCTTGGGTAATCTGGTGCTTATAATACACTTTCTGAGAGCCATCGAAGTGATAATCCCAGTAATATCTCAGAGCCTCGTCAACACGATCATCTACCTGATCGTCATCCACATTGATCTCAATGACCGGCTTGCCTAGCTTTCTCAGGCAGTATTCTTTGAACTCTTCTCTGGTTGTAGGTACGGCCATGGAATATTCCTTTTTGGATATTTATACTATTCCACAGTCTCCATTTGACTATACTCTGGCTGCAGTTAGAGCCACCTCATTACCCAGCTGGCCGCGAGGATACGTATTAAAAGCCAAGCTTATTCTGGTTTCTTTAGCTTCAACAACCTCAACTCGGTGCCTTAGACTAGACGGAAAAATGATTAACTCGTTGGTTCCTACAGGTAACTTCCAATTATCAGAGTTATACATATTGTACTCTGCTCTAGAGAAATCAAAAAGCATTATATCATTTTTAACAAAACAGATTTTATCTTTACTCTTATCTGCATTTACGTAGAATACACCGGATAGAAAAGAGTTGCAGTGATAGTGCTCGTGATGGTACTCGCCAGGATCAGACCAATTTAACCATGACTGGGTTAGCTCTACCTTTAGGCTTGTATCACTTGGATTATGAATACTTATAAAGTATTCTTTGATAGATCTGTTTATAAACAAGGATAGATCTTTTAAAATAGGATTATTTAGAATATACGTGTCTTTACTACTCTTATTTCCTCTGTTTGGTATCTGTTCAGCTGTCTTTAAAAAATTTAAAGTCTCTTCTGATAGCTTCTTTTCGTACTTAAAGAACATAACTGGAGTGGGAAATAAATGGTAAGTTTGAATATCAGGATTTTCCATAATCTCTCCGCATCATAATATTAGATATCATATCATCGTTGCCCGATGCAGTCATGATATATTTCAAATCAGAATTATTAGTTATTATCTCATACTTTCCTATCTTATCAAGCAAAATTTCTAGATAAGAACACAGTATAGCCCTGGATACAGCAAGCGCAATGCACGCATGAACACCATGACCCCAGGCCAAAGAACCAGTAGTGTCTCTATATATATCAAACCTATCTGGGTTAGTAAACTTATTAGGGTCTCTATTCGCTGACTCCAAGCATGCAGCGACTCGATCTCCTGGCTTTAAATCGATACCATGCATAGTGATATCTTTTGTAACTGTTCTTGAAAATCTTCCAGTTGAAGCATGAAATCTAAGCGACTCATCGACTGCTTTTGGTATCAGTGATCTGTCGCTTAGTAATATATCTAATTGATTCTCTCTATATAGGTCAAGCGTTAGGAATTGCAGTGCTCCTATCATAGAGCTAGCACCTGAAATCATCGGCCCAACAATCAATGAGAACACGTCTAAGTTCTTTGGGTTATTGTTTATATAGTCATCATATATCCCAGGTCCAAGCGCAGGAACCTTTTGAGATATAGTTGAAATCAATATAGGGTAACTATTGTGCTGGCCCTTAATCGAATCTTCTAGACGGGCTGATGGGCTTTTTCTCTGAGTATTAAGAACTATATTCTTAACTTGATCCTTATCTAATGGAAAATTAAGAAACTCAGCTACCACCCAAGCACTTAGCTCTTCAGTTATATCTGATAAATCATACGTTGGCTTATCAGTAAAGTAATTATTTGCTTTCTCAGAAAACAATCCTGCTATTCTCTGTATATTATTCTTGTTGTAAGCATTTCTGACTATATTCTTATAATCATTATGGGTAGGATTATCGCTGGCACCAAGCGTATTGCCGAAGCGCTCAGGCTGCTCAACTATGAGATTGCCCTTAGCAGAAGAGAATATATCAGGATTATTAAGTATGAAGAATACATCTTCATATCTGGTCATAACATAAAGCTGATACTTTTCGCTATAATACGCAGAGCCTCTGTTTCTAAGCTCTGCGTACTTTTTAAACTTGCTTATCAGCCATTCGTTAGAATGCGGATCCCACATGCAGCTCATAATAAAAATTCTCTATTACGCACCCATCATTGCTACAGAACCTACAGCGCCTTCAACGGCAATCTTAATTCTCCATATTATATCGTTCAGCAGCTTCTTATCTTCTTCGCTTAGGCCTTCATTAGTACCATAGTTAAACGTCAGATGATCGATATTTCTTTTCTTAAAGAACTCTAAGAACTCATTAACATCTACGGTTGTGTTATTAACATCGCTCCATACGACGATCTTTCCGTCTTTTTCATGCATCTGCGCTTGAACGGCATGTTGAAACTCAAACAGAGTTTTAGCGTTTTGTTCTTCAGTTTCCGCTCGTATTTTCGATAGCTCAAGCTCTTCCGGCGTCTTATCTCTCCACGTATGAACATCAGTATAAGTCGGTGTTCCTAATTGTTTAGTTAGTTCTTCACTTAATTGATATTCTGTACTTAAAACAATCTGTGTATCACTTTCGTGAACATGGTTTCTTACAAATCTTGCAAACCCATCTGGTGGATTTTTAGGATCAAGACCCGGAAAATTTGCTGCCATGTTCCAATCAGCAAGAGGATGCTCAAAAGGTTTACCATCTTTAACTTGTATATAAAGTTCCATCATAAAACTCCTTTAGGTCCAAATAACAAACATATTTCCTGGTTGTCCTGGAGCTGCATTCTGTGGAGCCGCGCCGCCACCGCAACCAAATTGGAAATTAATAGTAGTACCAGGTATAGGTCTAACAGGATCAGTGTAATTAAAAGTGTAATTCATTTGGCCGCCAGCACCGCCAGCACCACCCCATGCGCCGCCTTGTTGTGGAGCACCACCTGCACCACCAGCTCCACCACCACCGGCAACTACTGAACCACCACCAGTTGAACTCGAACCGCCACCACCTGGCTGCACATTACCAGGAGCACTTCCAATACCACCAGGGCCGCCATCACCTTGAGCACTGAAGCCAGGGAATGTCATTACCGTAGCACCGCCTGGTGCACCATTATAACCATTATTACCGATGCCGTAGATGTTATGGTTGTCACCACCTCCACCTCCACCACCACCAGCATTCAGCGTAAAAGTTATTTGCGAATAGCCAGGCGTAAGAAATGTATAAGGCGTGCCACATCCATAGCCAGATGCAGGACTAAAGTTCGTATTGCCACCGAGTGACTTACCCCAGAAGTCAGAGTACCTGATCTGGCCTGAAGGAACAGTAGCTAAGTTTCTAGAATCAGTAGCATTGATGTCGAACTGCGCTATGCCGCCAGTTAGCAGCGTAATAATTTCAGACGCAGATATCTGCCCACTTAATGGTAAAACCATAATTAACCCTCAACTTTGTCATGCAATTCATTGATAGCTTGAACTAATAAGGCAACGACGCGATCGTAGTGAAGTCCCTTGTATCCGTCTTCTCTCGTAGCAACGAGCTCAGGCATAACCTTCTCTACCTCGTTGGCAAGCAAGCCAGCTTCTCTCTTTCCTATTTCTTTACCACAAGCTTCAGAAGCAGCTTCGTTCCAAGTATACAGGTAGCCTTTAATCTTAGAAAGCTTCTCAAGAGCATTAGGAATAGGCTGAATGTTCTCTTTTAAGCGCTCATCAGAAGGCGAACCGTAGTAAGCCGTAATGTCGTTAGTTGCGATAATAGTTCCAGTAACACCAGATGCTGGAGTACCAACACCTAAGGAGTTGAACTGCGAATTCTGGTTAGTGCCAGTAAACACGTTAGCCGAATAAGCGTAGATAGCAATATCAGCAATGTTAGCGTATTGCGCTTGGTTCGCGAACAAAGAAAACGTTGCGTAGATGGCTGAGTTAACGTTTAGGTTAGAAGCAGCATAGCCATTCAAGAAGAGTGCGTTGTTTGCCTGACCAGCAAAGTCAGCGTAGTAAGCGTTTGTTGCATACACGGCATTGGCTGCTAGACCAGCGTTTGCAGCGTATCCAGCATTTGCAGCGAAACCAGCAGTATCAGCGTAAACCGAATTTGTAATCTTACCGGTTATCAACGCAGAGAATGTTGAGAAGCCATTAACGCTAAGCTTCTGTGCCGGCGTTGCATCACCAAGACCCACGTTGCCTGCACTGGATATGTACAGGGTCGTACCGATCTGTGTTGTGTTGGTCTGACTTACTAGACCATTTTTTACCTGAAAAGCTTTATCTACCATGGTTCACTGTCCCCTATGGGTTGTTATTTTTTTATTATTTATTAGGTTATTCCGTATCCACCAATAACGAACGTATTTGCACCAACACAAAGTATGGTAGCTAAACCATATTGAGCAAGCGTTCTACTTCCGGTATTAGCAGTTCCGGCAAGACGCATTGTTACGCCACCGTTCTGTGTAATCGTCTGGTTAGTAGCCGAATCGTTATAAACGTATACTACGTCACCAGCACTAAACACAGCAGCAGGAACATTAACACCGCCGGTCGTAATAGAGATGTGCTTACCAACATCCGCGGTAGTTAGCGAATAGTTTGTCGTCTGCGGGTTCTGAGGAATACCAAGATAACCAACGTTCGATGCAGGTTTAGTTCCAACAAACGACGTATTGTTAGACGTCAGAGTAGCAACGTTTGAAGAAAGACCAGCGGTCGTCTGGTAGTTAGCTAAGTTGTTAGACAAGTTAGTTGTAGTAACGTAGTTAGCCAAGTTACCAGATAACTGAGCGTTAGATACAACATTAGCTGCAGATACAGTACCAACAAACGCTGTATTGTTTGCTGTTACCGCTGCTGTTGCAGTACCCGTAAAGTTAGCAGCATATACCACATTGAACTGATTAGTTGTATTACCAATATCCTGAGTACCAACGCCAGTAGCGTTCATATTACCGTTAACGGTTATATTATTAACGATGATATTCTGCCCGTTAGTGAACTGCGGCAATACGTTTGCTGTCCACTGGGCCGTACCGCCGTCGAAGGCAAATGTAACACCATTAGACGGAGCAAACAGGTTAGAAATAGCGCCATATAATCCTGAGAACGCGTTAGTATAAGCTGTCTGAGCGTAGTCAGCAGCGTACTGGATCGAGAGGTTGAACGCGTTGTTGGCATAAATGTTAGCCTGAGCGATAGCGTTTACGTACGCTTGATTACCAGCAGTCTGGGCATAAGCAGCAGATTGTGATTGCGAAGCATAGTTAGCAGTGGCAAGCTGCTGGTTGAGCGAGAACTGTGTAAGATAGTTAGCCAAATTGCCTTGCAACATTGCGTCTGATACAACGTTTGCAGCCAGCAACGTTCCGACATACTTAGCGCTATTAGCGGTTATCAGATACTGGTTAGCCAGGGTCTGCAACGCATTAACAGTAGGCAACGTCATGCCATGTGATAATACCATAAGGTTTGAAGCTGCCTGGTATGTCATATTAAGAGCTGCGCCGCTTATATAGAAGCCAGCACCATCGGCAGCAACTTCAGATACTGCACCATAAGCTATATCAAGAAGCTTATCTTTAATGCGTATCTCGTTAGTATTGATATACGCCAAGTTACCGCTTACAATAAGGTCTCCGGCAACAGAAACATTACCAGTAAACGCAGCACCTGACAGAAGGGCAACGCCAGTAGAACTATTGACATATGCTTGTGATGCTACCCAAGCAAGAGCATTGCTGTAAGCAGAATTGGCAAGAATACCAGCTTGAGCAACCGCGTTGCTGTATGCTGTAGCAGATACTGCAATAGCATTATTATATGCTTGAGCCGCATAGGTCGTGGCCGTATTGGTTATACCAACAATAGCATTTGAGTAAGCGTTAGCAGCCAGCAAACTAGCTTGAGTGACAGCATTGCTATAAGCGTTGCCCGCGAGCAGGCCAGCTTGGTTAACTGCATTAGTATATGCAGCAGCAGACTGAAGTGTCGCAACACCAGCAGCATTAGTGTAGGCTGCAGTTGCATTAGCTGTTACGTCACTGCCAAGAGCATAGCCAGAAGCAATAATACCATTAAGGTATAGAGCATTGTTAGCTGTGCCGACAATAGTCTGAGTAAACGTATGAGTGTTAGTCCAAGTGAACTGCGCAGCCGTATTAACCGAAGCGGCCGAAGGCGAAGTCCAGTAGATAGCAGTGCCGTTCGATGACAGAACGTCGCCTGGGTTACCAACAGTACCATTGCCTGTCAATGAACCAGTGACTGCTAAGTTCGAAACACTGATGCTTTGACCATTGGTAAAGCCGCCTGAAGCAGTGTTTGCCCAGTATACTTTAGCACCATCTGAAGTAAGTACTTGACCTGCGGTACCAACACCACCATTAGCAGTAACAGTATTAACAGTCAAGTCATTAACAGAAATGCTCTGGCCGTTAGTGAAGCTTGAAGAATGTGTTGTCCAATAAGTGTTAACGCCGTCTGAAGCCAGATATTGACCAGCAGTACCAACAGAACCATTTGAAGTAAAGCCACCGGTTAGAACAAATGCATTGACCGATATACTTTGGCCATTGACGAAACCGCCAGCACCAGTAGAAGACCAATAAACACTTGAACCATTAGAGGTTAGAACTTCGCCAGCTAAACCAAGAGCACCGTTGGCCGTAAAGTCACCAGTAACAGCGAACGCATTAACACTAATGCTCTGGCCGTTGACAAAACCACCGGATATGTTAGCACTGATACCGCCAGTAGCATTTGCAACAATGCTTACACCATCAACGATAACACCACCGAGAACAGTAGTATTTGCCACAGGAAGCGTATAGAGAGCGTTAGCATAAGCAGCTGCAGCTTGAGCATCAACGTAACTTACATTAGCATACTCAACATTGCCTGAAGTCGTGATGCCACCAGTGCTATTAACACTGAATGGAACAGCATCAAAGTAAATGGTATTAGCCGATACGTATAAGCTCTGCCATTTAGAAGTTGAGTTACCAAGAGAATGAGTATTGTCTGTTGCAGGAACAACGCTAGTAGCGACGCTCTGGAGGTTGATAGCTATACTATTAGCATAGGCCACGGCATTAGCGTAAGCCGTGGCAGCATCAGCAGCGGCAACACCAGAAGCAAATGCTGTAGCATTAGTATACGCAGTGGCCGCATCAGAAGCTGATGTAACGGCAGCAGCCGCAACAGCATTGGCATAAGCCAGAGCAGCATTGCCTGACCAAGCTATAGCATTAGTGTATGCAATCGCAGCGTCAGAAGCCGAGGTAATAGCAGCGGCAGCAACAGCATTAGCATATGCAGTACCGGCCTTAGTTGAGGCGTCAGTAGCAGCCGTAGCAACCGCATTAGAGTAAGCAGTCGCAGCATCAGAGGCCGAAGTAACTGCGGCAGCAGCAACAGCATTAGAATAAGCAGTGCCGGCTTTGGTTGAAGCATCGGTCGCAGCAGCAGCGATAGCATTAGAATAAGCCGTAGCAGCATCTGAAGCCGAAGTGATAGCAGCAGTAGCAACAGCACTTGTGTATGCATTACTTGCTTTAGTTGTTGCATCGATGGATGCGGCAGCAACAGCATTAGCGTAAGCGTTGGCTGCCTTATTTGTAGCATCAACCGCCGCAGCAGCAATAGCAGCTGACTGAGCGTTTGCAGCAATAAGAGTCGCTTGATTTACTGCATTAGTATAAGCGTTAGCGGCATAGAAGAATGCGATTCCATCAGCAGCAACTACAGCATTAGAATAAGCATTAGCTGCCTTATTAGTAGCATCCGAAGAAGCAACGGCAATAGCATTAGAATAGGCATTACCTACCTGGGCAACTGTTCCATAGTTAGCAAGGTTAGCCTGAAGCTGTGCATTTGATACAACGTTAACAGCGAATACGCCACCGACATGGACAACATCATTGGCAACCAAACGAGCAACGTTATCTGCAAGATAAGCTTCTTGCTGATAGTTCTCAAGAATGGCATTCATCGCCGCTGTATTAGTATAGAGAACCAAATTAGCAGCAAGCTCGTTGGCATCTACAATAAGACTTGCAGGAACACCATCAACGAACAAGGCGTTGTTAGCGGTAAGACGAACGACGTTAGAAGCTAAACCAGAAAGAGAAGCGTAGAATGAAAGGTTAGCTTGAAGCTGAGCATTCGATACGACGTTAGTATTGTATACGCCACCAACATAGAGAGCATCGTTAGCAGTAAGACGAACTACGTTCGATGACAGACCAGCAAGAGTAGCGTAATTAACCAAGTTGGCATTCAGAGCAGCATTAGAAACTACTTGAGATGAAGCCAAACCACCAATGAAGTTTGAGTTATTTGCAGTAAGGTTAAGAACATTAGCCGCTAACAAACCCGCCAATTGATAGTTGACAAGATTAGAAGACAGGTTAATGTTAGTAGGATAGTTAGCGAGGTTGCCCTGCAACTGAGCATTCGACACGACCAGGGGAGCAGCCAGACCGCCGATGTAGTTAGCAGAGTTAACAGTAAGAGGAGCAACGTTCGAAGCAACGCCTGTCAGCGTCAGATAGTTAGCCAAGTTAGCTTGGAGCTGAGCATTTGATACGACGTTAGAGGCACGAACAGAACCAACGAACGTTGTATTGTTTGCTGTAGCTTGAAGAACGTTAGCAGCTAAAGTATCATTTAGCTGTACAGTATAGCCACCCTGAATTGCGCCGTCCTGAACAACGAGCTCATGCGTCTCGTAGTTGACGACTACCTCGCCGTTTGCGCCGGTAAATGTCGCTATCTGAGCGGTATTACCTCTGCGGAACTGTACCTGAGTTGCCATTCTTAGATGCTCCCGTAATTAACTGTGTTCGTTGCCGGATCGCTAACAAATCCGTAATTCTCGAATGTTGTAACAAAATCGCCTAATAAACCATAATCTAAATGAATAGTAATAGCTTCTGCTGTAGATATAGCCAACCAATTATTTAGCAGATATATCTGAAGCTGTTGTATCTCGTCGTTAAACCAAACCGTTCCATCCACTGGTGTAGCAGGACGGCTGGCATTATTACCGCCAACAAATACGACGGCATTTGCCACTACGTAGTTAGCGGTGACAGTATTGCCAACAAAAAGGTTCTGTCGTACTTTATCAAAAGTGAAGTTAGGAGAACCGTTGGCTAATGCACTGTCGTTAAATTGTATCTGAGTATTTGCACCAGCAGCATCTGGTTCACCCCAGTATATGCCGCCGACGCCGTCAGCAGACAGAACTTGGCGAAGGCCGCCAGTTGAGTTATTTGCATTAATAGAACCGGCGTGAACATTGCTGACAGTAAGAGTGCCGGAGACAAACATATTGGCCTGGTTAGCGCCAACATAAACAATTCCAGTACCATTAGAAGTATAAAGCTTATTGTCTGTTAAATTATAAGCCAGTTCACCAGGACTAATATAACTTGTGTTAGCCACAAATGTGGCGTTAGGCACTGCATTGGCTACAGAAGACGTCTTGATAGTAATAGTTCTGGCAAGTGCATCGAGCTGGCCATCATAGTTGCCGCCATCGATATTGCCAGGAACGTAGTCAAGCTGTAAGGGCTCGACAACATAATAACCAAGAGACTCTTCCCAAACAACAGTTGAGTGGTCAGTCTTGGTATTAGAGATAACGTCTGTTAGAGCCTCCAATGTGGAAGCGCCGCCCGGTACCTGAATGGTAGGGACGTTCTTGAGAGTAACCTGATTTACATTTACGACGCCGTTATTGGATCTTGCCCCAGCGACGAAGTTCTTTACTGTCATAGCTTGTTCGTTACTCCCGGATTGACCGTGACGATTCCCTCAACAATTCTAGAGACGGTAGTCGTATAGGTATTCGCGTCTTCTAGAACCAATTCCACGTCATATACGTATCTTCCAGCTCCAACACAAATGGTTTCTTCTGGAGTAAGTGATAACGTAATGATACCATTATTACCGTCAACCGAGGTAGTAAATTCTGTACATTTTGAAGATGTATACCACTTCTTCATCTTAGCATATGCGGTATAACCATCCAATGGGATGATATCGCCGTTCTCATCAGTCATATTTATCTCAGTGGAGAACGTAGTTCCCTGGTCTATTGAGATATTAGTCTTGATAGCCATGTTATTTGTTCACTAGAATCTTAGCAATAGATACCGTCACGTTAACAGCCAGAGTACTATTGAGATACAGCTCGACCGAGTTGGCCACACTGTTCAAACTAGAAGTAAGGCTAATGAAATAGGTGTTATTAACCATGGTAGCATATTCTGTCTGATATACCGTCAGGTAGTCATTCATTACCATTACCTTGGTCTGAACGACATTTCTCTTTGGAATATCAGCAACATTGACGATGTATTCGCAACCAACATACTTGTTCAGGTCATACGTATCAATAATGGTATTAGCATTAGCATTAACTTGGACGTTTGCAATACCTTGAGCAGGCGGCACCCACGAACCATTTGCTGACAGCACATAAGATTTTTCTACAGCTTCACTGTTTGGTGCATAGTAAGTAGTATTGACCGTGCTGTTGCCAACAGTAAAGCCGTTCGCCGTAAAGACACCATTGAGAGTAGCATTACCCTGAGTGACATAGACGTTACCGGTAGCGTCACTGGTCATGACTGAACCGGTCATCTGATAGGCAAGCTCGTTTGTTCTATTCAACCAGTATTGGAATGTGCTGGTGTTTGATGTATTAGCGATATAGATCGACATCTACTTAATTTCCTTTCTCGAGCATTTGCTTCAGCAGGTCCTTAACCTCGCCGATGTCGCTCTCTATCTTGCTTATTCTATCTTCTTGTGACCCTAAGTTTTTCATGAGTTGTCTTTGGCGCTTATATGCCTGAAGACCCTCGTTGTCTATATTTAATATAGCACCTCTATTAGCGCTCGAACGTTGATACTCTTTGGTCATCTTCATGTTTATACCTGTAAAGCTATACCACGAATATCGTTAAGCTTTGGCACAAGGACTGGATCTTCTGAAAGAAGAACAACCTTGATAGCAAATTGCTTGTAAGTAACGAAAGTGCTTCCATTTTCATCCGTATACTGTACGATATTGTCGTTGTTAGAATTAACCCAAGCAGTGTAGTTGACAAGCGGTGCCGTATTAGCATCTGTATTATATCTAGTTGTATCAATTGATGTTGGTAGATTAAATACATACTCTTTCCAATCATATGGATTCAACGAGCTACTTCTTAAACCCTCTGACGTGTTGACCATCTTGGTCCACGACTTAGTATTAAGAGGCGCTGCGTCTTCAGCACATAGTAATCTAGCATAAACCTCAATATCTGTATTTATCGGTCTATAACCAGTGATATAAATGCGAAGATCTTCTGAGTCTTGTCCGTCAGCAAGGACAATTGGTTGTGTTACATACTTGGTAGTTGCAGAACCCCATGTAGCAACCTCATTAAGATTATTTGATGATAAGATATTCTGGACACAGAGAGCCGCTTTACGGTACATGTCAATAACCGGAGACAGATACTTATTACTATTACGCAGAGTAGCCGAAACACCAAGTGTTTTTCCGGTCTTCTGAACTAGCTCATCCGAATAACTAAGAACAAGACGCTCGTAATCATACATCTCGCGTTCGTTATCTAAAGATAAATCCGAATATGTTCCATCTCTAACATAAGAATTAGAAGTACCAGCAAATGTTATATCAATTGCTGTTCCAGATGGCTCCATAGTAGCAAAGCGAGGAACGATAGCATGTATTGGTGGATCTCTAAGAGATTCAATATCATATGTGGCTATAAGAGTATTAGCATCTGCTAATGCTACGTTACCTTGTTGTGGTACTCTAAACACGCCAATTGTCTGGTTTGCCGCAAACCAACCAGTAGAGCTATCAAGCTTAATTCTATCATTCGTGTTATCAAAGAACTGAATAACGCCAGTAGTTGTTGAATTGGCAACTGCTGTATTTGTTGCAGAATTAACTATCCAGCACTGATCTCCAAGCATAATCTGATTCTGTGAATTAGCAAGGGCCAAATTAGTAAAGTTAATATATTCATCATTCTCATTGTTAAAGAATGCAGTAGCTGAACCAACAGTAAAGTTGGCTACCCATAGATTAAATTTAACATCTTCAGTTGGTATTGGTGTCCACGACTTAGCATTAGATGATCTAAATGCATCGCCAGAATACGGGTTAGCAAATACTTGCGCTCCTGTAATAAGATCAGTACCACCTACTTCAGCCATCCACATAGTATACTCAGGAGAACCGCCTTCTGGAACCATATAGAAAGCATAGAACATGCCTTGTTGCAAGAATACTGGTTGTTCAAAAACAAATGTTGTTGCAACGTTACCAGTGTTTGAAACATTAACGTTTGACGATGCCACATACGAATGGCCAAGTATCTGAGTTGAGTCTGGAAACCCGTTTGTAAGTGCACATAGATACAAGTCCATACCTAATGTCGGGTCTTTAGAATGGAAGAATAGATCAACCTTAGTCGTAAATACGCCAGATTCTCCTGCTGGTGACTCAATTTCAAATGATTGAGCAAGAGGATCGTATCTACGAGAAATTACTTCGTTATATAAAGTTCTATTTTCTGTATAAGATGATGTCTCAAATTGAGGAGACAAGGTAGTAATGGTTGCATTTCTACTCGAAATAGAAATATTAGATGCTGTAAATGTAGCAGTTGCTTTAGTTAAAATTGCGTCTTCACCAGTAATAAGACTATCAACGTCTGCAAACTGGAATACTCTATCACCAACACGGAATTTATCTTCCGGCAACATGAAGATAGCATATACACGGCCTTCACTATCAGAAGTAAGAATATCTCCATAATTACCAGTACGAACCATAGCAGCGTCACATCTTCCTGTGGCAGATGCAGCAGCAACAATAGCATTAATGTCTGCTCCAAGCGCATAGTTAAAGACCGCAGGAGCACAGTATTGTGATACTGGTTGCTCATCAAAGAATGCATATATGCGAGTATTTGGTTTTAAGCTTCTGGCAAATACCGCAATAGTACGTGGTTTCATAAACGGCTGAACTGAAATATCCGTTATGTATTTGCCAAGATCAATAGTGCGCGAGATCGGCGTGATGAAAGCGTCGGTGACAGTTCTTTCTTGATTAATATCACCAAACGTTGTCCACCAGTTTCCTATACGCGCACCCCATTGATTGGTAATAGAGGTAGTTCTCCAATCACCATAACGAGTACCAAACAATGTGCCACCATAATAATCATCAAGGAAGTCGCCAAAGTCAGCAAATGGCTGAGTAAGATCGATGGTAGCATCAATATTAGGTAGACGCGTTTCATCTCGGTTCATATCATATGAAGGATACAAAGTCATCGCACCAGACCATTGCCATTGGTCTTGAGTATTATTACGATACTTAGTAGCGTATGGCTGGAACGTAAACAGCTCTTCAGTATAAGGAAGAGTTAAATAACGGCCTGTCTGTTGAACAGATGAGTTAGAAGCAATGAAGCCTAAGTCAACGTTCTCATCATAGTGAAGAGGACGGCCTATGCCTTCAGCGGCATCAATACACCAACGATATTCTTCACTATTTGTTTGACCGTAAACATGCGAATTCTGTGGATCGGCAAAGATACCATTTTTAAATCTGTTTAAACCAGAAGCGTCTGGAACTTCAATATTAGATGCTTTAGACTCTAACAAAGACAGAGTCTGATAATATTCAAGACGTTGAATACGCTGGTCAAGAAGACCAATGTCTTTCATCGTATATCCGTTGTTAGTACGGATAGTCGTCTTAGTGGCGTAATCAGTTCTTCTTGTGCCGTTAGCTTGGCGCGCAGTCAATGATGGAAATGGCTGAACATTAGCATAAGCAAGAAGCATAACGTCAGTATCTACAGTCGGTGACTTAGGCTCAAGTGATGGAGTTCCCTGAACGACACCGAGAGCACCCTTAGTATTAAGAGTGATAAGATCGATACGACCAAGATAGTATTCGATATCTGCTTCGAAGTTATAGTTTGGAATAGCGAGGTATGAAGTAGAATCAGTTATGAATAGATCAGTCGTCTGAGGATTGATTGTAGCATCCAAGACATTGTTTGCTACTACTGCCGTAAGCTGCTTAACACCTCTGAAGTCAACGCAATCGCGAAGATCATATGTAGTACCACCACTTGAGAACTGAGGAATATCTATCCAATTAATAGTCGTTGAGTTGGCAGTTCCATTAGTAGTAGGATAAGAATCAACCGAGAAGAAGCCAACGCCGTTGTTATAATCAGGCTCAAAGAAATCGAGCTGAACAACTATCTTTGATGTGTTTGATACAACTCCACGGTATTGTGGTTTAAGGGATAGAACAGCATGGTCATAGAAGTATGATTGTTGTCCAGGGCTAAAAGTAAAATACTTTGTTGCTTCAAACTGGCTGTCAGTTGAATATGCGTTAGGAGATAGGTATACCGCTTTAATATTAAATACGTCAGGAAGACCTAAATTCCACTGAAGCAAAGACTGTGTAGCGTTATTACTGCAGTCGATACGAACAAACGTATCTTTACGAACATTCTTTCTTGCTTGAGTAGCCTGAGTACGCAAGCCGTTGTATTGAACTATTACGTTCGCTTGAGCGGAAAGAGCTACACCAACAAGACCAACACTGCCGGTAAATGTAGTCGCGCCGGTGACCGTTACCGATCTATTGCCCGGTAAGTTGCTGTCAAAGTTGATGAGAGAACTCTTAGGGAAGAAGCGGCCGATGTTCTTTCCGCTGCCCGCAGCAGACACAGCAGCATCGATAACAACAGTATAGTTATTAGTGAAGCTGACAATACGACGAAAATCAATTACACCGACACTGATATAAATCGCCATGTAATCGCCAACACCAAACGTATTGCGAAGATTGTTGCTTAACGTTGGGTCAGTAACCGTCGTTCCTGAAACAGTAACAGTGAACGCTAGGTTAGCAGTAGTAGCATCATTGCCCATAGCGACGATGAACTGGTTCTCGATACCATCGCCGAGAGTTCCAGGGCTATAACCAACTTGGTCATAACCACCGGCATGCGATGTTGGAAGAGTAACACTGAATGTACCATCTGTTCTAAGAATAGTTGCAGGTGAACTCTCTCGGAAATAGAAATTAGTGTCGTTAATGGTGCCGTTTGCTGAACGAAGTGTCTTCAGCGCCTTCTTAGAAAATGGGAATACCAGAGATGAAGCACCAGTAGTCTGCAGCGATGCCATCTGAGTAGTATTAGCAAAGTCAGCCCATGCATTTGGTAAGCCGTATGGAGTACCATTAGCAAAGATAGACTTGGCATGATTTGCGAAGCTATAACCAGGAAGCATCGCGATATCTGTCATATAGATATCGTATCTTGAATCCGGATAACCAGGATCACCTGACTCGTGGATTACTTGAAGAACTTTAGCATTACCGACTTTAGTCTTGCCAGAAAATGATGGTTGTAATCTATTATCAATAGCATAGAATGGAGCATTCCAAAGTTCTACTTCATGATAGTTACGGAATGCGATAGCACCACCATACTGGTTGGCAACGACATAGTTACCATAGTTAGTAGTGATAATCTGGTTCTGACCCTCGGCGGTCGTGATAGCTCTTGGAGCCTCAACCGAGCGAGGCGCTAGGAACTCAACGCGAGCGCCGTGAACATAAGCAAGACCAGTGGTTACTTGATAATCAAATGCAGATGCGTTACCAGAACGTGCTTCAACCGTCTCGATTTGGAATGGTTTAACAACATAATCTCCTGATTCTTCAAATGTTCTTTGGTCAATAATATCGCCAAGAGTATCATATGGAGATTGTTGCTGATTGATTACCAGCTCTCCATTAATATTAGAAAATTCAAATACTGAGAAGAACGTAGAATTTGGAGAAATAGTATCTCTATCACGAACATCTAGACGAGGCGTAAGCTTAAGCCTGTCAGCTCCCGGGGCATTTTCGTTTGGATATCCAAGTGCATTATCTAATAGAGAGTCATCTTCTGACCAATTGACTACAGTCTCTTCACAAGTGAATCCAACTGACTTGTTACCTACATTTTGATCAAAATCGGAAACAACAGCTATTTGATCAGGTACTAACTGGAAGAAACCTCTACTATATACTACGCCTTCTTCGACTCTTATGCCATATCCAGCACCAACTGCGGTCTGCGCAATAGAGTTGGTAGTGATAACGTTAATAGAGTTGATAATATTATTAGAATCTAGATTAGCAAACTTACCTTGATTGCCGTTATAGATAAACAGCGTCTCGCCTGCCAAGAACTCAACTTCATTGTTGGCACCGGTATTAAGATAGTTGACGTAATATCTGGTAGTATTAGGATATTGCTGAACTCTGCCATCAACAGAAATAACAGGAACAGCTCGAAGATTTGATACACTGCCAACAAGCATGTCAGAATTACTGACAGAATTAATATAGGCATTAGCATTAGCATAGAACGTGTCGTCAACATAGACGAACTTCATCTTAGGATAAATTGTAGGATTACACCCCTCGACAATAGAACCATCACGGAAAACGTGATTACCAAATCGCTCGATCTGGTTCTGAAGAATTGTCTGTGACTGAGTTAGCTCGCGTGCTTGTACGGCATACGTCGGCTTAAACAGGATACGATAGTATCTCTTCTGGGGATCAAAATCATCAAAATATGGCGGAACATTAAAGTCAGTGTCTAAAGGCATCCTGATCCCACTCTTATAGTTGTATTACCAGACGATATGTCTCGCTCTGAGAATTAGAACGTGTTACGTTATTTATATTCTGCACATAAAGTGGATATTGATCCTTGAGGTATACCTGCGGCCTCTTGGTTATCGTAATATTAGTCACAGGAAGGCTATTTGCCAATGGATCTAAAAGAGCTTCCCCGCTCTTGAAAGTGTAATCACCAATCCAGCTCAGAGTAGTACTGTTTGACTGGCTGACTATAACACCAAGTGACTTGCTGTTAGCGCCGATAACTTGTTGGTTATTGGCAAATGTATACTCAGGATCAAGTGTCGCCTGGAATATCTGATTATACGTATTACCTTTATATATATTACCTTTATAGAACCCCGAGCTATTAGATACAAGAGCCACTGGATTTCTTACTATACCAATCTTATTATAACCGCAGTCGGTAGGAATAGTGTTATCTTCGCTTTGCTCGAAGTACCAAGCAAACTCAAGAGCTTGAATTCCACACTGACTAGCTGGGTTAGCGCCGTGACCACCAGGAGGAGGAATGATGCAGTACGCCACTGCACCGTTACCATAAGAACTGTTAGCTATGATTTCAACGTTTGCCCAAGATACATTGGAACCAGGATTTAGCACTTGAATATAAGATATAGAGTTAGTAACAGCATTGATAAAGGTTATGGCTTCCGGTTCTAAATTTGGGGTAGCATCAGAAGTAATTTTAACCCGAGGTTGAATAGTATATTGTGTAAGTCTAGGAATAACCTTATTGACTTCGATCTCTCGGTCTAATATAACAAACTTATAGTTATTACCAGCCACAACATAGTCTTTAATATTTGCTAGCTTATAAGCATTATTAGCAACACTATAAAGATACATTGAACTGTCAACGAATACACCTGGGTCGTTATTAGCAGTTATCTCAAGCACAAGAGCTGTCGAATTAATAACTTCTTGAATATAACCGTTAGACCACGCAGAGTAGTTAATTCCGGTTTGAAGTACCGGAATAACCTCAATACCAGAATACTGGGCAGCGGTAGACTGAATGGTTGCGTTTGCTACAATAGGAGCAAAGAACTCGGTGTAATATTCGTCCCATATATTAGAACGAATAGAAGACAAATATCTCCACTTGTATCCATCTGGATATGTCTGGAATGTAGTGGCTTGCTTTAATCTAGGAGCATAATTCGAAGGAGCACCATTAGCGTTATCGATACAGACATAAAGCTGATAATCACCACCAATTTTTTCAGGAACAGTGATGGTATAGAACTGGCTGTTGCCAAGATCCTGAGTGTTATCCCATCTTGTATATACAGTATTTGCATCCCATACGTACTTGTTAATAATTGGCGATACTTCACCGTTGGCAAGCCTCTTACCAAACATATTTAACCAATTATTCTCAAAATTAACTTCATAGGTATTATTAGCTACTGGAGCAATAGTGTTTGCATCAACTGGTATTGGGTTTGCCACAAACGCAAAATACTGAGATGTGTTAGAGACAATATTGTCTACCATCTCATTGATAAGTGCTCTACTAAATTCAGATGTTAAGATACCCATATCAATTATCCGATCGCAGTTCTTAAAAATTTAAGATTAACACCGGTAGTAGTTCCGGCAAGATCACAGCTCATAGTTAAGATACCCGCGGCTATAACACCAGTAAAGTTTGTCGCGATTAACTGATCTCCTTGGCTGCTTGCTATTCCGTATTCTGTAATAAAGACATTAGTACCGTCTTGTACCATGCTTAAAGTTTCTATCTGGCTTATAAAGTTGTCTGTAATGTATAGATCGTATTTGACACTCTTGTATGCCGTTATCGGGAAAGAATCAAAGTCAATAGTTCCGGTTGACGGAAAATCTAAAGTATTTGCGCTTAACGTAGCAACGTTATGAATAACAAGGTCGTTGTTAACGTAAAGATTATTTCCGATACTAACGTTTGCGCCAAATGTCTGGTTATTTGTAAAGGTATACGAGAACTGAGTGTTAACACCACCACCAGCGGTAGGAATTGACCAGTAGACATTAGAGCCTGTGGATGTAAGAACACTGCCATTTATGCCGACTTCGCCGTTGGCAGTAATAGTAGAAGTTGGAGTTACTATAATAGTAGAAGAATTAACTACTAAAGTATTACTGCCCGCATCAAGATAATTCGTTATATAGACAGGAGTATTGAAGAGCGTATTGGGTCCATCAAATGTATGAGTGTTAGACCAGACATAAGCATAGTTCGTGTTAACACCGCCGAGAGGAGACGGAGGAGCCCAGTAAGGAACAGCATTTCCATTTAATTTAAGTACGGCCTCATTAACTCCTACAACGCCATTAGCGTACACTTTAGCCGTATTAGTAAAGACAAATGCCGTGGTATTAACAGTAGCTTGCGGAAAGATGAAGTCGCCGAACGTTCCATTCGGAGTTCTAAATCTATCGAAGACGTCTAAGTTAATAGTATTAGCATGTGTAGCATTTGACGAGAAGTTATTAAACACCATAGAGTCAGCATTAACGCTGAACAGAACCGTATTATTGCCATGATATATTCCTGTCTGGTCAGCAAAAAATCTGAATGACCCGGCGTATCCATTACCGACCGTAATGCTAGTTTCTAAGACCGCATTAGTGTAGAGCTCGTTGAAGTTATCATTGATCTTAATAGCGCCGACGCGTATCGGATCGCCGCTGCCATCATTAGGATATGCACCTACATTAATAATCTGCTGTGACAATGTCCTGTCCTCTCTTAAGAAACTCTGTCAAATGTTACGTCAATATCATCACATGTAATAACCGTAGAATCCCAGCGGAACAGAGAGCCAATTGGAGTGGTATCGGCCTCGACAGATTCCTTAACGATTCTCAGTTTCTTTAACTCATCGACGGTCTCAAAATACTTACCAAATAACTCAGAACCAGCTGAGTGGAATGTATTGTAGAAGATATCCTTATATTGAGCCAGAGTCTTCTGAACTTGAAGCTCATAAGAATAGTCTTGATAAAAATAACTATCTTGTATATATTTATTATTGTCCAATTGGCCTTGTGTATTTAGCCAATATCCTCGGCCGATGCCGTAGCCTCTGAGTACTACTTGACCAGAGATAGATGATCTAGTATTATATGGAATCAAAGAGCATCTAAGAGTAGCAACTTCTGTAACATTTCCGGTTGGTTTAACAAGTGGAACTGGGAGGGTACTATACCCAGCTCCTTGCTGAACTAAGAACGTATTAACGATAGATCCATTAGCATTAGTACGAACATAACCGTATGCTGCCTGCAAGAAGTCAGAACCAGAGAAGTAAAGTGGATCATTATTCTGATATCCGCGGCCGCCGTTTAGGATAACAATATTGTTAGAGATAGCGCCGTATAGATATGCCTTGACCGTCTCTTCAACCCAGTAACCACGACCAGAGTCGACGTGCGCAGTGTCTAAAACAGAGTTAGCATCGCCTTTCCAGTCGGCCGTAATGATCTCGTTCTTACCGTGCGTCTCAAAGTTCGTATTGAACATGAGCGGCTCATAGTTAGCAAACGACGAAGTAAACACAGTAGGTTGTACAGAATATCTGGATCCAAACTGTGAATTGAACGTTGGATAACCATACAACCACATGAATTCATTATTAACAACTTCACGTATAACAACACTATCAGATTGAAGTGGAAAAGCCGGGTCTTGAGATAATAAGACAATCTCATTATTAGTGAATATCGACTGGAATATAGTTCCGTTGCCGGTAACATAAGATTGGTTAATAGAAATAAACGCGCCGCCAGTACCGTTTGACCTGCCACCAGATGAGTTAGCAATAAAGATATTAGTATTAGAAACTCTGGAAGTAAAGTCTCGGCCTGGATTAGTAACAGTAATATCTACGATAGTACCAACATTGTCAGTAACTATACTTGCGGTTGCGTTAACACCACCCTTCTTAGGATTGATAATACGCATATAGTCTGTATTGCTATAGCCTCTAGTAACACCATAGGTTTTTATGGCATAGATAGCACTATTGACACTAGAATAGTGAACTGTTCCTGGTAAGAAGTTACTGGTATACGTAGAGCGCGTGAATGTATTGGCTACCTGCGTATATCCGAGACCAGGCTGAATATTATCAAGATCAGCAAGAGTACCAAATACATCTACTTCATACGCAAAACAGTCGCCAATAACTGACGATACGTTGCCGGTAGGATTTTTTGGAAAATCAAATTTTAAAGAATTAATAGGCAGATCTGGAACTATACGATCGCACAGAATATCGGTATTGTATTCTACTGATGTAAGGTTTGAAATTGATCCAATAGCGAACGAACCGCCATTACCAGTAAAGTCAAGAAGACCACGATATGTAAATGTAAGGTTATTAGCGCGATAACCGAAACCACCATATACTAGGTCAAAATACAAAGAACCAACGGCTCTACCGATAGCATTAGCCTTAACTACGCCACCGGTACCATGCGTAAATGTATTAACCCTAGCGCGTCCAAAGCCGCCTGCAATGATTTCATTCTCGCCATGCGTTTCATAGCGAGTGTTAAACATAAGAGGTTCGTAGTTAGCGAACGCAGAAGGAAAGATGGTTGGTTGAACATAATATGTAGGGTAATCTGGAAATATATCAGTAGAATTTGCAGTTGGGTTCTTATATAACCACATGAATTCATTATTAACGACTTCACGCACGTGAATACTATCAGTAGCTCCATTAGCATCTAAATATATAGGAACATCATTAGCAAACACGGATTCAAATATAGTACCATTACCAGTAATATAAGCTTGTTGGGATAACGTAAACAGCGCTCCATAACCATGGCTCGGGCCGCCAGTAGAATTACTAAAGATAACATACGGGTTCGGATAATTAAAATTATCACCCGGTTCAATGATATTAGTTTCTTGAATAATTCCGTTTTCATCGGTAATAAAACCGATTACTGCATTCTTGCCGAGAGGTATAGTCACATTAACTACAGTTGCAATATCTGTATTATCGTAACCAACACCAGGAAGATCAACTCTTGCAGAATATATCGCCGTATTAGTTGAACTATATTCTATATTACCTGGCAGCGAATAAGAAGTATACTTGCTTCTCGTAAACGTAGTGACTGCATTAGTATAATTACGGCCAGGAAATGTATTTCCGATCTCATAGATCGTACCAAATACTTGATTAGCAAATGAGAACGATGGAACTATCTGTGAATTAATATTGGCCGCAGGATCAGCTGGGAATCCATACTGAGCCGCATCGATAGTTAAGTTTAAATTGTTTCCCAGAAGTGTAATATCACATATAAGATCGGTGTTATACTCTACCTCAGTATTAGAGGTGATGTCAAAGATATCAAAATTTGCTCCGTAACCAGTAACATCATATAAGTCATTATAAACGTAAGTAGTGGCATTAGCAGTGAAGCCAAAACCGCCGTAGACAAGATCAAAACCAATAGCACCAAACTGTTGGAAGTAAGAATATCTCTGACGATCAGCAATCTGAAACTGATAACCAAGTCTAAAATCTTGTCCGCCTGATACAATATCGAGATGGTCAAGAGAGCCAAGAACTGTTGGTGCAGCAGCAAGAACTGCTGAATCTGACTCGTCAGCATTATAGGTTAATATAAGCTCGCCGATCTTAAAGTCGGCGCCAGGTGGAGAAACATTGCTTATATAGAGCAGATTGGAATGGTTATCGATAAGATCTTCACGAATGTATGCCTCAACGACAGCAGTAGTGCCGGAAGCAAGACCCTTAATTGTCTTACCAATTAAAGACGCATTTTGCTCTTTGAAGTTAACTTCGATGTAGCGCGGTATATACCAGATACCATCAGATACGCGAAGCATATCGCGGCCTGGCAAATATACGCGAACGTCATCGCCGTATACGAGCTTAAACAGCAAGCGATAGCAGGCAATGTTTGTCTTAGATCTATAGACGTCAAGAATATGCTTTAGAAGAAAGCGCTTGTTGACGATGATAGAGAATGGAATACCATATAGGTATTTTTTCTGAAAGTGTTCTAGAAATCTCTCAAGAGTAGTATCGATATCACGATACTCAAATAGCTCTCTTGATTCATAGAATGGGCCATTGCCGTAGTTTGAACCTTCAGGAAGAGTACCGCGCGCGCTCTCATGCTGCATCCATTCATAGTAAGCTTCCATGAATAGAATGAAGTTAGTATCAGAATCCCGATAGAATGCCGGGAACTGATCAGCGACAAAGTTAGATACGAAATTCTGATATCTAGTATCTTCTGTCGTGCCGGGTTCTTCTGAATACCTCGTCATTATTGAACAAACTCAGAGACAGTTACGGTAATATCGCTCGGCTCAATAGTTATAATCTTATCTTGTCTAGAAATAAGATCTTTCAAAATGGTTCTCATATAGATAGAGATATAGTTTAAATAAGATTGAACTCTAAACTGGTTTAAAACAAAGTTACCATTCGCATAATCTATCGTGCCTACAGTATCGATATACGTATTTAGCCCATTTACAGGAGCATAGACATCGATATTACCTCGAGTATCGTCGATGAGATACGCAAAAGGATAGATCGTTCCATCAGCAGTCTGATAATAAAAGTTACTAGATATTAGAGCAGCATACTTAAACTCTGTAGAGTAAGTAAGTTTGGGATCTTTCACAATATTTTGAGTAGCAAATAATTCATTATAGAATGGATTATCAGTATTAAAGGTATATGTAGTAGCATAGTTTGGAAGTGGAGTTATACGCTTAATAAGACGAATAGAAGTGTCATTACTTACAACACTTTGGTCTGAGTTATCGATTGCTTCCACTAGACGGCTATATCTCAAGTCGCTACCAAACTTTTCAAGATTGACATTGCTATATTTGATAATAGAATCTATAACTTCGGTTTGAATATCAACCGACGATCTAGTAGTACTAAATGAGTTATATTGAACCGCAGAAGTCAGATAGACATAGTAATAATCAGGATCGGTAATTTCAACTCTATTAGGAAGGGCGATATACGGATCTAGATAGTTGACGATAGCATCCTTAACGTAGTTAGGTGCTATATAGCCGGCGGCTGGCTTAAGACATATAATAACTCTACCATATTTCTTTGGCTCAATGTCTTGCCCACCATAAACAGTAACATCATTGACTTGTCCACCAAACTCAGCATAGATGAGAGAAGCATAGTCATCAGAAGATACCGCACGATACTGAGTAGCAAAGTATCTTGGCGCATTAAAACGAACTGTCTCAATAGACTCTTGGTTAGAACCACCAACAGATGTACCAAGTACTGACACAACAACATTATTAACCTGACCACCATTATATGGGCCAAGGTCATCTGATAAAGTTATAACATCAACACCATTGCCATCGGTGCCATCGGTGACAATATACTTAGCAAGAATTATTGCTGAGTTTAGAGGACGACGACCAAAGTTATCATCGCCAAACTGCAACGCATACTTGTTATTGAACGTAGGCTGCAAGAAGTAAACATTTGAGTTATAGTTTAGGTTTTGCAGAGTTATGGCAGGTGTGAATAGTGTATTAGTTTGCCCATTATTTTCAATAACACTGACAATAAGCGATGTAGTATCCGCATTTTTATTAGAAAGAACAAAACGCTGATTCTCGATGTTGTAATCCATTGTAAAAGAATCTTGGGCATAAACGCCTTCACTTATCTGAAGATTTGTAATCGTAAAAGTATCGTTAGCCGAATTTAAGTTCTCATTATAGCGAGTAACAAACTGAAAATTGCCATTAGAGTTTGTGCCAGAAAATCTCGTACCCTGAGGAATAGTTAAACGACCAGAAGTATTAGCGATACCGGAAGTTTGAAAAGTGATGTTAACATTAGCAATAGCAGTATGAGCTGAGCGCGGAATGTAGTTTAACTCTTTAGCATGCGATATAATAGAGTCATACTTTTGAGCCGAATCGAGAAACATCTCAGATGCGACCATATTAAGATAGAATGCATTAAGATATGAGTTATAAGACATGACGTCCAGGAGAACGTTCATGTTAGAGCCGTTATAATCGTAGTCCTTTAGGACTGATTGCTGTTGCATCCATCTCTTAAACTGATCTTTAAGAAGATCAAAGTCAAGAGCTGTTAGATCAATGTTACTATTTGCGGCCATTAACGGACTCTCTTCAGTATAATGGTAAGTGTCTGAGGTTCTGGATTATTTATAGGAGAATAGAGAACACTAATCTCGACATCATTAGGTCGGTCTTCATACACATTAACAGCTATATCTTGAAGAAGAGCTCTAGGTTCGTTTAACTCTATTCCTTGAGCAACCGTTTTTTTAATGAATAAAACTTGTTCATCATATGATAGTTGAAAGAGTACCGCACGAACATCACAGCCAATATCAGGCTGAAACAATCTTTCACCAAGATTTGTATATACTATATTGCGCAAGGCCTGGTTGATCGCCTTGACGTTTGTGACCTTTGCCAGATCTTTACCAAACGGCGAGTACTTAAAGCTATCTAGGAAGTCTGAAAAGAGCTCGTTATCTCTCTGACCGAGATTATCTGTAGCTCTAGTTTTAACGGCCATCTCTTATCCTTACGTGAACGTTGATGGACCCAGCGGAGTGCCAGGTAATTGCCAAGTAGTAACGCCACCGCCCTGAATCTTTGTAGACGAGCCTTGTATATTAACTTCACCACCAGATTTAATCTTAATACTACCAGATGAAATCTCTATGCTACTTCCGCCAACCTTAAGGGTTATCTTAGAGTCAGATGATATCATAAAGTCTTCACCGGCCTCAAACGTAGTTCCTTCCTTAGACCGAGTACGCAAGGATGTATCAGAGTTCAGACCCATCGACTTTTTAGAAGAAGCATCCCACGTATCATCAGTAGACAAAGACATAGCTTTTGAAGATGACGCGCTATAAGTATCTTTAGAAGCAAAAGACATCGCTTTCTTGGATGTACCGGTAAACGTGTCTCCACTGATATAGCGCTGAAACCCACTGCTATTTATTCGCGTGTCCTTGGATACGTTAACGTCCCAGCTGCCTCCTTGGGCATCAACTCCAATATCACCTTCCTTAGAGATGATGAAGTGGTTTCCGCCCTTCATCATTGTCACGTTATCTTTTGCGTATGATGTATGAACGTGGTCCTCGTACATCGTGCCGGTCTTGGCATTTACTACCGAGTACTTGGTTCCCTGTGTCTGCTGGTTATAGCTGAGTTCAGAGCCGCCGACACCGAACATCTTGTTCTGACCGACACCGTGATACTGGTTAGAAGGAGTAGCAAAACCATGGTCTCCGCCCGCCTGCTCCAGCTTACACTTCTCAGCATCATTGTGATACTGGCCATCATGATGTGTACACTTACTCTTATTAGTGTATTCTCTAACGCCACCTACGTGTAGATCAACGTTAAAACCTTTTTCATCTTGGTCATAACTACGAAACTTATAAGTTCCATGAGCAGACAATGTCTGGTGGATGTAGTTCTCTTTATCATTAGGATTGGCATACATCAATGAATGCCCACCTAAATGGTTTGCTTCGCCGAACCACCATCCTTGCTTTGGTTCTACTTTACCATCGCTGATAGGATCTTTAGGAGACTTCTTATTCTTATCCCATTTAGCTGCCATATTACGCTCCGCTACTCGTGCTATTAGCTCCAAGCGCTGACATCAGGCCTGATACGTTCTTGTTAGTTTGAACAGTATTATAAGTGTTACCGGCATATGTTCCAGTTGTATTACCAGTACTTTGAGGAGCATTATAATTACCACCAGAGCCTTGGTTACCACCACCACCGCCGCCTTGATTACCACCACCTCCTCCACCACCGCCTTTATTACCAAACTTGCTAAGCATTCCAGTAATATTATTAATTCCACCGAGGTTCATAAACTGATTAGAACCGAATGCACCATTAGCTATATTCTGTATTTTGCCAAGTGGACCCATATTCTTGGTAAAGTCTTGGTTTGTCTTCATAGCTTTTTCCATGTCCAATACCGACTTGCTTTCGTTATTAGCTAAGTCGTTTTGCTGAAACTTCTGAAGCATCTGCTGTAATAATTGGATGAACTGTTGCATATTACTATTATTGCCGCCATTGTTTCCAGAGCCTTTACCAAGAGCATTATCTTGTCCTCTGGTTTGGACAGCTACAGTAGTAGTTCCTAATATAGCATCAAGAATAGCTGCAGTAAGAGTGCGCTGAATAAAATATGGTTCAAGTTGAGCAGACAAACTTAATGTAGCAGTTCCTAATATCTCTTCAGTTGCTGATGAATAGAAGTAGTTGTCTTTAGCTGCATTTCTAACCCAGACAGTCTTAGCCGTATTTTTTGCAGCTAGATTTTCTTGAATAGCCGTATTAGCATAGTAGTATTCTGGTGGTTGTGCATTATACTGTGTCCAACCAGGATAAGGATCTGTATTAGGATTATTATAATACACTCTATAATAAGAGTCTGGAATACTTGCGTAATTGGGCAATGGATATGGAGGTATTCTATCTGTGTAATCGATACTCTCAAACTTATATAAAGCTAAAGTATCCGGGCCATATGTTACAGCGTTATCTAAAAGCAATGCTACTGCATTCTTAGTAACTACTTGATTGGCTGGCGACATTACGTTAATATACGTCCCGCGTAATGCGTTGAACAATACTTCAATTACCAATGGAAAACCAAGTTTAGCGGCCAAATAACAAAACGCATTACCTAATGCATTTGTTACAGTATCATTGTTAGTTCCTAAAGTGTAGTCAGAACCGCCACTTCCACCACCGCCGCCGCCTCCGCCGCCTCCATATCCTCCACCGCCGCCGCCACCGCCGCCAGAGAAGTTTAATATATCGCGAACTTGTTGAAGCTTCTGAAACATCTGTGGAAGCTTCTGCATCTGTTTATCTGGGTCAACTTTCTGATCTAATTCAGGAAGCTTAGTCATGTCGTTGTCAGCAGCAATAGTAGGCACGTCTTTCTTAGGTGCAAACATATCATTAACATCCGACATCTTCATCGCACTGTCAGACATTACCGCTGGAGGATTACCAAACTTGATATCATCTTTCGCACTTATCTTTGGAGCTTCGCCCTGAAGTGCTAACAGATTATTGTAGATGGTTTTCCCTTCGTCGAGCATAGGAATGCCATCGCCACCACCACCAGACTGGTCTACTTGCCCTTCTTTAGTGCTGCTATTTCCAGGATTGTCGATGCCAGGATGATCAATTTTATCGCCGCCTGATTGCTGGTCAGGTTGCCTCTTTACGCCGTCTTGTGTTGCCATTAGTCACTCTTATCATAATCACCGCGCGCGATTGAACCCATCACGATCGGATATAGTTTCGCAGTATCATCAGGATGATACATGACTATCACTCTAGAACCAGCGACGAGCCCAG